AATCTTAGGCGGGACACTTCTCGCTTCCGCTCTTCAGGGAATCTTTGGTATAGGTTCAACAATAGCAGCGAACAAGTATAATTCTCCGCTTGCTATGAAAAGGAGGCTCAGAGAAGCCGGGCTACCACTTTCTTATATGTATCAGGGAAAGGTAGCTACACAATCAGATGTGCCTAAATTATCAATAGACCCAACACTCGGCACTGCACAGCAGGCAAATCTTACTCAAGAACAGCCATTAGTTGATGCAAAGGTATCTGAGACAAAATCCAGAACTAAAGGTCAGGACCTTAAAAATGAGGTTCAGCAGGGCATTAATCAATGGTTAAAACAATTCTCTCCCGGTAATACAGATGAGGCAGGAAATACTTCTAATAATCAGCAGCACTTATTGAATTTAGATAGAGATACCCGGGAAGCTGCTAAGTTCGTAAAACAGTACGAGCGTAAAATGAAGGCAATAACACTTGATGTTGAAAATGAATTATTCAATGAAGGTGTTCCACAGGAGATTAGAAGGCAAACTCTATATAAGGTAAAGGAAGATATTAAGAAATTAGGATTACAGTCCGGCCTTCTTGATCAGCTTCGAAATATGCGAGAATTTGACGAATGGTTGAATAAAACAGTAACCGAAAATATACACTCTCTCCCTCAATGGGTTCAGGCACTCACAGCTATACTTCTTAAATTACAATCTTACAGATGAAAAGAATGATCCAATCTAATTCCTCCTTCCCGGAGAGAATGGAAAAACACGCTAAGGCATCATGGTTTGACCTTAGCTTTAATCACAAGACTACACTATCAATGGGGATGCTTATTCCTCTTGCTACTAAGGAGGTTTATCCTGGTGAAAAAGTACGTCTGCAAAACGAACTTCGGTTAAAATTCGCCCAAATGTATCTTCCGATCATGCATCAGGTATATTACACCTGTGATTGGTATTATGTTACATACGATCAATTATGGCCTCGTACATATGCAGTAGATAATTGGACGGGTTGGCAGTCATTTATAAAACAGGACCCTATTAATGGCACTGTTGGATTCCCAACTTTTGACTATGCCCGGGCAGACGCAATCTTCACTGACGGGATTCTAAATTATATGGGCTTTAATGCCCCACCGGCGGCAGGTACTTTAATATCTACAGTTGAAAATTTGAACGCCCTTCCGGTATCGGCATATGGTAAAATATACGATGAATATTATCGTAATGATCAGATTCAAACACCAATTTGGTTTCCATTAGAGGAGGGAGACAATACTGCCGCAATACTTACAATGGTCCCGGACCTTCGTGTACTTCGTAGGAATTGGCCCAGAGATTACTATACTTCAGCAACACCTACTCCACAACAAGGTGAAAATATTCTTATTCCTTCTTTCGCAACAGATCCTGATGGTGATTATGTTGCACAAAAAATACTAAATCTTGATGGTACGGCAGCTGCGGCAGCAAATTTATCAGCCGGTGTAAATAGTGGTGAAACTGTTCTTCAGCAATCGGGGATTGGTCCTGTAGTACTTCAATTGTCTTCTACAATAAGAGATTTTCGATATGCGGCTCAAATGACAGAATATCTGGAAAGAGCTTTACGGGCAGGAGATCGGTATGTAGATTTTGTACAAAGGAACTTCGGTTATAACCCTAACCCTCTTTATATAGATCGACCGGTCTGGATAGGGGGTTATACAGGTAATGTTATTGTATCAGATGTAATGGCAACTGCTGAAGTTGGTGCTTACTCCGTAGGTCAATATACCGGTAATGCTCAAGCCAGGGATAACACGCCGGTATTTGAGTATTCGGTGCCTGATTACGGTGTTATTATCTGTCTTATGACTGTATATCCAAAGGCATCCTATTACTCAGGCCTTGAGACTATGTGGACGAGGACTGAAAAAATGTCATATATGTGGGAGCAATTCGCTCTCATCGGCGATCAGCCTATCAGAAATAAGGAAGTTTGGTTCTCCTGGTATTCAGCTGATATAGCATGGAACAACGAAATATTTGGTTATCTTCCTCAATACACTCAATTTAAGTACAGCAATGATATTGTATCAGGCCAGATGCGGACATTGTGGGAATCTTTCCATTTAGGACGTAAGTTCACGGGCGCCGGCGAGGTTATTCTTAATGATGACTTTATAAAGTGCGTACCAGATATTGGGCGAGTATTCAATGTTGATGCTGAAGCAGGGGAGCACGAATGTTTCGTCCATGCTTACAATTCTATTCAGATTCTTAGGAAGCTTCCTATAAATGGGCTTCCGTCTCTCTGATAATGAGATTGAGGGGATTCAGTGGGCGTGGGCAATACCCCCACGCCTGCTATCCTTCAACCTCGAAGATGAAATATTATCTCACCGGCGACACTACGGATTATACTCATGGCATGCGATGCGCCCATCTCAATTAGATATAACCCGCCTATCGATGATGGAAAAGGCGGCCGTATCTATAGCTTCCCTGCAGACTGCGGAAAATGTATTAAGTGCCTTACCAAGAGAAAAGCTCAATGGAGCTTTCGCCTTACGGAAGAGAAAAGGAAATCCTTCTCAGCTTACTTTGTTACATTAACATACGAAGATAGATATATCACCTGGGGGGATTCTAAGCCTACAATTAATAAAAATGATCACTTTTCCTTCATAAAAAAACTCAAGAAAAATGAAAACCCGGTTAATTTATCACAGAGATTGGAGATCTCATCCGATGAATTCAAGCGTAAAATATCAGGAATCAAGGAAGAGGGAAAATTTGCCTATTACGGAATATCAGAATACGGAGACCGCCTCGGTCGTCCGCATTGGCACTATCTTCTTTTCAATGTTAGGGATACTGGCAGTATTACTAATTCTTGGCCTTATGGCCTTATTCAAATAGACCCAGATGTAAACGTCAATAATATTGATTACGTACTTAAATACATGCTCAAACATGAATCAGAAAAGAAACCGGAAAGCGAAAGAGAGTTATGCTTTATGTCAAAAGGATTGGGCATTTCTGCCCTTAGTGATGAGCAAATTAGATTCATTCAAGCGCCGGACGCAAATTCACTTATCAATAGCAGAGGCAAACGCATTGCTTTACCTCGGTACTATCGTAAGAAATTCTGTTCCGGAGAAATACGCTCCGCAAAAAGTGCCTATATTGCAGAAACTATACAGCAGGAGGAGATTAAATTCGATACTCAAGCTATTAAATCCGGAAAAAATCCGGATAAAATGCAAGCTCTCGCAAAGGACCAAAGAAATAAACAATTAATTAACCGTAAACCAAGGATTGGATTATGAGAAAAGGAATCGCAACAGCAGAAAAAAATAACGGGCTTAAAATAACTATGCCCGTAAAAGTGCGGACACCCATTGAAGCATTTCAAATGCTCAGACAAGGTCATCCTATTGATCAGGCGGCCGCTTACTATGAGGATAGGGATGTACTCCCTTCAAATTTCTATATGATGGACAAGACTGCCAAGCTTCATAAGCTTGCTGAACTTCGTCAGATGGAACAAAACGCCTTGGAAAATCACAATTACCTGGCAGATGAGATTCGTAACCAAAACTTACTTAATAATGACAAAAATCAGGAAATTACCAAAGCAAACGCCACCCTCTAATCATGAGGAGGCCTACCCGAATGAGGGTAAAACAATTGAAACCATAAATACAGAGGTTCATGAAAACAATTACTTTAAGGACATGTCTGTAGAAGACATTCGGCGCAGATACATGAAATTCTCAGTAATGATGGAAGGAGTCAATGAAGCGTTGGACCTCAATCGCTCAGCCAATGTCGATCAGTTCGCCCTAAGGGTTAGAGACCTCGTCCTGGCTACGCAAAAAGTCTAAGTACGTTTTCGGTTGAGTTTACCTTAAGGCCCTGCAAAAGTGCGGGGCCTTTTCTATTATATCCCTATGCGGAGCCCTAAATACAAACTTGCTAAAGGTCGCCGGCCACGGCGCAATTAACCGACGCAGGAGGTAAGCCACTCTTTAGTATAAGCAAAAAAAGGATCGGGGTCACCCGATCCACAATCAAAAATGGCGGCGGCTGGACACAGCTGTCCGCCGACATTTTTCAATTAAGCAATGTCGCCTTTTCGGCGACACATAAAATATAGTATGATCTACCTGCCCAGGAAGATCATACGTTACCACTGCCAAATATCGTTTTCCGCTAGGAAAACGCATAGGCAGTGAAAACACCCGTCTTATGAAAATAAGGATGAGCATGCGAATCCGGTAGCGTGTGCACATGTTGCGTAGCAGCTGCACGACCGACAAGCATGCGCGAAGGGAGGATGCTGCCCAGCAAATGTCGCGCTCAGCTACCAGAAGACGGGACTAATAATTTAATTTTTTTTCAAAAAAATTAAATACTATAAATAACTAATAATCAATTAGTTATAAACAACTGACTGTAAGTCAGTTGTAAAAAAAATAAGGTACCCATTGACAATGTCAAAACAAATGGTACCTTTCCAAGGCCTTAGATGGCTCGTCTTTCTAAGGCCAAAAATTTGAGGGCGTTTCAAGACCGAAAATAAAAAAATAAAAAACATGGCGAATCCAATTCCTCCTGAATTACAAGACAAGTTAATTGAGATAGTAGGTTACGTCCTCACCTTTATAGGTGGCATAATCTCTAAATGGATTCATGGTAAAAACAAACAACCTAAAACTAAGTAATATGCCTTTAGGAATCTTAGGCGGGACACTTCTCGCTTCCGCTCTTCAGGGAATCTTTGGTATAGGTTCAACAATAGCAGCGAACAAGTATAATTCTCCGCTTGCTATGAAAAGGAGGCTCAGAGAAGCCGGGCTACCA